TGTTATGGCTGCTTTTTTACCAAAAATACCACCTTGAGTAAAAGGACCTATAAAACTAGGTGTTGATACAGAACCAAACAGATCCTCTTCTGCTTCATCTAACAAACTAAGTCTTTCTCTTGCTGCTTCAGGATCAACTTTCATTAACCCTTCTTCAATATTTTTTCTTCTTTTATTAAAAGTATCTCTTGTAATTTTATTTAGATTGTATCCTGCCATAATGCCTTGAGCAGTGTTTGGATCTCCTACAATTCTACCGATATCATCTGTAAATATACCTGCACCTCTTGCTTCGTTCTCAAGTATAGCTCTTTGATTTATAGGTATCATATTGCCTACAATATTTGCAGCTCTTTTAATACCTCCAATACCAGGTATTAAATCTATTATGCCTCCTATCTTAGATTGTGGTGCAAAAAATAAATCTGGATTTGGACTCACAGTTGAACCAAATTCTTCAGTGTCTCTCATTGCTAAATTAAATGGTCTAGGATTAAAGTCTGTTCTTATTTGATCCATGTTTGGATTAAACGGATTATTGTCATCTCTATTTCCACCAATATCTAAAGCAGTTGTTCTAGGAACAGTTGTTATACCACCTGTTGTAGTAGGCACAGTAGGTGCAGTGGGAAAAATTGGTGCAACAAAATCTCCACGAAACTCCTCTCGTGGTACAAATTTAAACCCTTCATTATAAATAGCTTGATCCGCTGCGCCGTAAAAATCAGGTGCTGGTGCTGAAAATATTGACATGATTATATTTTTGAATCACCTCCAAGTGGTAAAGACTCTACAGTTAGTTTTACACTTCTAGAGATATCTTCTCTTTTAGTATCTGTTCCTGGATTATCTACATCTGCATCTGCTTCTGCATCTGACATGTATTCTTGACCAGTTTTTAAATTTTTTAGGGTAACTTCACACTCTGGTGTAAGAACCATAGTTGGTTTACCGTTTATGATCTTCATTTCTTTTTTAGCTTCTGTTTCTATAAAAGGCATTAATCTCTATTAATCTCCAATATTGATGCAATAACGTGTA